TGCTTATAGAGGAATAAAGTTCTATTATTGGGCCTGTATGAATAGTACAGAGAAGATTCGATGGTCATTTGATCCAAGGGATTTGGGAGATATTCCTTTAGGTCCCAAGAAAGTGTCATTTCATGAATATCCGACATTGGCAGATGTAGAGCTTGATGATATGACTACGGTTAAGTTCACAAAACACCCTACTAAGGATCAGGCGGAATTAATTTTGCGAAGGCAGATGTATAGGGCATTAATTGTAGCAGCGGAAGATACAGCTGAAGGAGAAGTCCCAGTAGAGAAGAAGCTGGTCCAGCCGATAACAAATTTAAATGTAAAGTATCAGAATTTGAATTGTGCTGATGATGGAGTTATAAATGACAAGGGTGCAGCAGATTATAGAGTTAAAGGGCGTTTATTTTTCCTTGTGAATGATAGTGTTCTTCATAGAATATTTCAGTTTAGAAAAGTAGAGCGAACCTATTATCCAGATTGTTCCACAGTTGGAGGTAAGCCTGCAAGAAATAAGAGTGCCCATAATGATATTGGTAGTACATGGGCGCATGGAGGGGCTTACATGAAATATTTGACGTTACTAGGAGACACCATGGATGTTTATGAAGAAGTGGAGCTTCCAGGTAATTCCCCAGAAAATGTGTGTAAGACGTATAGATGGAAGTCGAGGGGTTCATCATCAGTCATAGAAGGAGATATCAGTGGTTTAGATACAAGTATAACAGCCATGCAGTTAGTTATATACATGATGTTTGCGTCATTTTGGATTATAAAAGATGAATCAGATCATTATTATCGAATATTCCAGTACTTGCTGGAGGCTTGTTCGGAGCAACTGGCAGGGAAGGTGGTAAGGTGGCTGGTAGATTATATGCTTCTGCTAGGCTGTATGCCTAGTGGGAGTTTGGAAACTAGCCATGGAAATACGTGGATTGTCATTAATTTTTATTGGTTTGGTTACATTTTTAATGAAATGGCGATATGTGGCTACGACACTAGAAAGAAAATTTGGCATAGTTTGCTTAATCGAACCTTGGCGATATTGGTGTTTGGAGATGATTTTATAGCAGTAATTCCGGATGAGTTGGAAGATATTATCACAATTGAGCGGTTTGCAGAATATTTGGACAGGTACTTTGGTGTGAAGATGAAAAACCTGGTTTCTCATCGGTCTTTATTGACGTATTTGAGAGTGGAAAATGGTAATGTGTTAAGTTACGTTTATAAAGGTCCCTCCTATTTGAAGCGCCGTTTTATACTGGCAGCGAATTTCAATTTGGGTCAGATTTGTGAGAAAATTGCTCCAGTGGTCTCATGGCGCCCTCAAGTTCAGTACTCTTGGAGGGTGGCAGTCCCCAAGGATCGTCCAGCCCCTATCTATATGAATTTGACAAGATTGATTGGTTTGGCGTACGATACTTTAGGGATAGATCCTGTTGCTTATTACATGATAAAGTATCTTTATAATAGGACGTATGCTATTTCTGTGAGGGCGTTTGGGAAGGAGTTTATAGATGAGAATATTCCAGTATGGTTTGAGAACGATCAAAAGTATATGAGGAAGATAGGATTTTCTGCTCCTCATAATAGTTTTCCTCTCAGGGAGTATTTGTTGACTTTGAATATATTTAATAGAGATTACCATCGTCCAAAATATCCGAAGGTGAGAACGTGGCAGGAAGCGATGTTGGACACGGAGTTGTTTTAAAAAAAAAAAAAAAAACAGATCGGA